GCTCTCTTCCATCCGGTACGTATCGGCCCTGATTTTTGTCGGAGGCGCAATGGCACCGCCGAAGAAGTCCCCCGAGCGCAGGCAACGGTCGAACACTGCCGATGTTGGCACGGTCACTGTGCTCCCGTCGATGGTTGTGGCGAAAGCGTCGGCGCCTGATGTTCGGTGGGCGCCTCCTGTCGCCGAGTCGTGGACCGAACTGTGGTCCTCTCCGCTGGCCGGTTTGATCAAGCCGACAGATGTGCCTGCGCTCAGGCGCCTGTTCGAGTATCGGCATCAGTTGCTCGCCGCTCAGGCGAACTACGACGAGGAGCCGATGACGGTCGGGTCGATGGGGCAGCCGGTGTTGTCGCCGTGGGCGGCTGAAATCCATCGGCTTGAGGGCGTGGTGCAGAAGCTCGAGGAGAAGTTCGGGCTCACACCGCTCGCCCGTCTCCGGTTGGGCGTGACGTTCGAGTCTGGGGTGAGTCTTGCCAGTCAAAACGCTGCGCTCCTCGACAAGTTCAGGGCGTCGCAAGGCGGCTGAGCTGCCGTCCTATGGTGACCTTGCTGTCGCTTGGATCGAAGCGAACGTCGTCCATGGTGAGGGTGACCTTTTCGGTCAGCCGTTCCGGTGCACCGAGGATCAGCGCCGGTTCCTGCAACGCCTGTTGCGTTACGACCCGAAGACCGGACGCCTAGTCGTCAGGCGTGCGGTGCTCGGCCGTGCGAAGGGTTGGGGCAAGACCGAGTTCATCGCCGCGGTGGTGTTGTTCTTCCTCGCCGGCCCACTGGCTCCGACCGCGCCGAACATTCCGGTGGCCGCTGCGTCGTTCGAACAGGCTGATCTGCTGTTCGGGACGGCTCGGGTGATGGTGTCCGAAGGCCCGCTGAAGCCGTTCCTCGAGGTGTACGACACAGAGATCCTGATGAAGGGCGGACCGGGGCGGACGTTCCGTGTTGCCGCCGCCGCCGGGACGAACGACGGCGGCAGGCCGACGGTGTTCGCCGCCGACGAGTTGCACGAGTGGACGGGGTCGAAGGCCAGGGTGTTCCTGGTCATCTCGAACTCGATAGCGAAGCGGCGTGACGGTCTGGTGCTCGTCATCTCGACCGCCGGGTCTGATGAGTCGGTGCTCCTCAAGGGGCTCTATGACTACGGCCGGCAGGTCGAGGCGGGCGAGGTTGACGACCCGGGGTTCCTGCTCGACTGGGCTGAACCGCCGATCGAGTTGAACCCGCATGACGGGCCGGACGTGCGACGTGAGATGGCGTTGGCGGCGAACCCGCACGCCGAACAGTTCGGAACGCTCGAGTTCATCGAGCGTCGCTGGCATGAGATCCCCGAGCATGAGTGGCTCCGCTACTTCGCCAACCGTTGGGTGTCGATCGCTGATGAGTCGTGGCTCCCTGGTGGGCTAGCGACTTGGGAGGCGTGCCGCCGCCACGGCGTGAAGGTCGACACGTCCCGCCCGTTCGTGGCGGCGATGGATATGGCGCTCAAACACGACACCGCGGCGCTACGGACAGTGCAGGCGCAGGGCGATGTGGTTGTGACCGAGTCGACGATCTGGACGCCGAACGGTGATGTACTCGATGTCGCTGCGATCGAGCGGGAGATCCTCCGACTGCATCGCACCGGGAACCTCACCGAATGCGCTTACGACCCGGCGTATTTCGAACGTTCCGCGCAGGCGCTCCTCGATGAGGGCGTGAACATGGTCGAGTTCCCGCAGTCGCCACAGCGGATGGTTCCTGCGTGTGGGCAGGCGTATGAAGCGATCGTCGCCGGCCGGGTTGTGCATGACGACGACACGATGGCGGCGGGGCAGGTCGCTGCTGCTGCGCCGAAAGCGTCGGGTGAGGGTTGGCGGTTGTCGAAGGGTCGAGCGAAACACAAGATCGACTCGGCGATCGCCCTGGTGATGGCAATCGATCGGGTGTTGGCGCCCGCTCCAGTTGCCATGGCGTCGTCCGTGATGTTCGTAGGAGGGTGACCGATGAATGCATCTGAGCGCATCGCCGCCCGTGTGGCCAATGAGAAGCCTCTTCGCATCCTGTTGTCGGTTCTGGCGGCGCCGTTCTATCTGCTCGGTTTCATGGCGGGCCTGTTCGTGGTTGTCTTGATGTGGTTCTGGGCGGCGGCTGGTGTCGGGTTCTCCGATGTTCGGGACCGTGCTGAGGGTGACTCGTGAAGCTCGCCGACCGGGTAGCGGCCCGTGCCGTGGACCGCCGCGACGTGCGCCGTGCGTCTGCTGTGTCACAGGAAGAGTTCGCCGAGTTGCTGCTGAACGGCCGCAGCGGAACGACCCGCACGAAGTCCGGGGCGCTCGTGTCAGAGCGGCGCATCCTCGGTATCCCCGGCTGGTATCGGGGCTGCCGATACCTGTCGGAGCAGGTGGCGTTCCTCCCGTGGAAGCACTACAGGGACCAAGGTTCGCAGCGGATGTTGCGCCCGTCGCCGCCGTGGATGACGTATCCCGATGTGGATTTGCCGTGGCCGATGCTCGTCGAGTTCTGGATGCTGTCGATGCTGAACCGTGGGAACGCCTACGCGTTCAAGCTGCGGACGGTGTCGGGCCAGGTGACGGGGCTCCGCCCGATCCACCCTGACCGTGTTCGTGCTGTGGGTCGGGACCCGCTCGGCGGGGGCAAGGTGTTCGTCGTCCGCAACGGGAACGACGACGTTGCCTTGACGTCGCGTGAGTTGCTCCACATCCCCGGGATGTCGTCTGACTCGATCGTCGGCGTCGATCCGCTCACCTACCAGGCCGACGCTCTCGGCCTCGTTGTCGCTGCCGATGAGTTCGCTGCCCGGTCCTACGAGGGTTCGCATCTGCGGTCATACCTGTCGGTGCCCGAGGTGCTCACCGTCGATCAGGCACGTGTGGTCAAAGCGCAGTGGGAAGAGGCGCACGCTGGGATCAAGTCGGCATCCGGGTTCGGTGTCCTGTCCGGTGGCGCGAAGTATGAGACGTTGTCGATGACGCCCGAGCAGGTGCAACTCCTCGAGACTCGTAAGTTCAACATCGGCGACATCGCTCGGCTGATCGGTTGCCCACCTCACAAGTTGTACGACTTGGAGCGGGCGACGTTTTCGAACATCGAGCATCAGGCGATCGAAGCGACAACCGATTCGATCCGGCCGTGGACGCAACGCATTGAGACGTGGATCGACTTCGACCGGGACTTGACACCCGACGGGAACTTCACTGAGGCGACCCTTGACGGTCTGATGCGTGGTGACGCCAAGACGGAAGCCGAAGCGATGGCAGCGTCGATCACGGGCGGGTGGATGACCCCGAAGCGTGCGGCGGAGATCAAGAACCTTCCGGCACCCGACGAACTCGACTATCACATTCGGCCGCTCAACTACGCCGTGGTCGGCGATCCATCGACAGACCCGATATCGCAGTTGCCGACATGACCGACGAGGAACTCACGTCACTACGCCCCAAGCTCCGCGACCTGTACCTCGACCTGACGGCCGCCGTGTCGGTTGCAGCGTTGAACGACATTGAACTCGGCATCACATCCGGGCTGGTCCTCGTTGACCGTCCGGCGTTGACCGAGTTCCTCGAAGAGGTCCGCCTCCTGTGGTGCGACCTGGCTGCCCGTGAGCGGGAGGAGATCGTATGACCGACCGTCCAGTGATCGCTCGTTCTGTGCCGCTCATCGACCTCGAAGTGGGTGGCGGTGACGGCCGGACAGTGACCGCGTACGCGGCGACGTTCGACGACGCCTACGAGGTGACCGACCAGTTCGGCCACTACCTCGAGCAGATCAACCGCACGGCGTTCAACCGCCAGCTCGGGCTCGGGATCTCTCGGATCATGCCGCTGTTCAACCACGGACTCACCCCGTACGGCACGCCGTCCGATGAGTTCTCCAAGCCGCTCGGTCAGGTGCTCTCCGTGAAGGCCGAGAAGAAGGGGCTCTTAACCGTCACACGGTTCGGGACGACCCCATGGAACGAAGAAGTCCTCACGATGCTCAAGGACGGCACCGTGTCGGAGTATTCGTTCCAGGGCACCGTGTATCGCACGGCCCCGGCCCGACGCTCGAAATCCGGGCTCCCGATCTTGGAGCGCATGGACCTCGGCCTCCATGACTTCGGCCCCGGCATCAAGTCGGTCAACCCGAACGCCCGCCTCGTCGCCATCCGCTCTGCGTCACTGCTCGCCGAGGAGATCCAACTTCTCAGCGAGGACGAACGGGCCGAACTGCTCGCATCTCTTTCCACCCCGCCAGCCGATGAGGCACCGGGCCAGGACCCTCCCGACTTGCCGCCAGCCGCAGAGGCACCGGACACGTCAACCCAACTGATCGCCCTACTCGAAGCGGAAGCCGCCAACCGGCGCCGCCTCCAGGGCACCCCCGCTTGATCTCGAAAGGATCAGACATGACCCCCACTCCCGAAGAGCTGCGCAACCTGCGCGCCCAGAAGCTCACCGCCATCGACGACATCATCCGCGCCGCCAAGGTGGCCAACGCATTCACCGACGAAGAGCGTGCCCGTCACGACGCCCTCGTCGCCGAGATCGAAGGCGCCGACGGACTCGACGCCCAGATCGCCCGTGCCCTCACCATCGAAGCCGACACCGACCGGCTCGAGTCGGCCGACGTGCGTCGCGCCCGGTACAACACGATCCAGGTCAACACCGGCGCCGCCGCATCCAGCATCAAAGCCGACCGCGACCTGAACGAGATCCTGTGGGCCACCGATAACGTCGTTCGCTCCGCCAACGGCGCAGTGAACAAGGTCGAGCAGGTCATCATCCGAGCCGAGGTCAGCGACCCCGGCAAGCTCGCCCCACGCCTCGCCGAGTTCCGCCGCGAGGATCACGACGTCGTGCGTGCCTTCCAGTCGACCGTTGCTGACATGTCGATGTTTGGGATGCTCATCGACCGTGACGCCAAGACGTCCGCCAAGGGCTTCGAAGTGGCCCGCTCGCACCGTCTCTTCCGTGACCGGTACAAGAACATCCTGCGCGCCATGGACGTCGACACCTCCGCCGAGGGTACCGAGTGGGTGCCGACCGGCATCGGCGCTTCTCTGCATGAGCAGGTCCGCGCCGAGGGCAAGGTCGCTGCACTGTTCGACCGCATCGACATCCCCACGAACCCGTGGAAGTGGCCGATCGAAGGCACCGACGCAACCGCCTACCGCGTCGCCGAGCCGACCTCGGACACCGCCACCAAGGTGACCGCCTCGACCCCGGGCACCGTCGCCGCCACGTTCGATGCTGAGATCTTCGGTGCCCGTACCCTGATCTCCAAGAGCCTCGAAGCCGACTCGGCAATCGCCATGCTCCCCTACTTGCAGCGCAAGCTGGTGCAGGCGTTCGTCGCGGCCGAAGAGAAGGCGATCCTCGACGGTGACACCGACGGAACCCACATGGACTCCGACACCAACACTTCTGGCACGACGTCGGCGTCGTGGGCGTGGGATGGCCTCCGCAAGAAGGCACTCGCCCAGACCGTCGCCACGGCAACCACCTGCTCGGCGTTGAACCTCGGCATCGTTCGCAAGGCCATGGGCAAGTGGGGCGTCAACCCCGCCGACCTCGCCTTCATCATCGGCGTGTCGAACCTCCACTCACTGTTGGCTGATACGAACCTGCTCACCGTCGACAAGATGGGTCCGCAGGCCGTCATCCTCAACGGTCAGATCGGGTCCGTGTTCGGCGTGCCGGTCATCGTCTCGGAGCACGTGCGGGAGAACCTCAACGCCAGCGGCGTCTACGACGCCATCACCACGACCAAGACGTACATGCTGTGCGTCAACCGGCGTGAGTGGGCGATGGGCCAGCGTCAGGCGCTCGACATCCAAACTGATGAGTCGATCTACCGCGAGACCTATCAACGCGTGATGCTTGGCTTCATGAGGGAAGATTTTCAATCCATTACCTCTGCGGCGACCAACGAAGATACTGCGATTGCGTATAATGTGACCCCATGAGTTGTAGTATTTGAAATAAGTGAGGCCCCCGGAGCTAGATACTCCGGGGGCCTCGGCCGAACAGCCATAGGAGGGCTGACCGACATGAGTGATCGTAGCAACCGTTCGTGCCTGCAATGCGAGACGCTGTTCGCCCCCAGGCGCGTCGACTCCAGACACTGCTCGAAGGTCTGCTCAAGGCGTTGGTTCGCCAGGCAGGACCACCTGCGTAAGAGGGATGTCGTTGAGCGCCCATGTCCCACCTGTGGCGCGTCCATCTCGGTCGACTCACACGCCAACCGCGTCTATTGCTCGCTTCGATGCCGCAACGCCGCCAGACGCCTGGCTGCTTACGGCATGGATCAACCCGCCTTCGACGCCATGCTCGAAGCGCAGGGTGGCGGTTGCGCTATCTGTTCGTCTGGTCCTGTTCTTGACGAGTCGCTGCGGTGGCGAGCTGACTGGGATGGCTGGCACGTCGATCACGACCACAACACGGGCATCGTGCGAGGCATCTTGTGCCCGCCGTGCAACTTGATGCTGGGGTACGCCAAGGATCGTCCCGATGTTCTGGCTGCCGCGGTGAAGTACCTCGCAACCCACATCTCATAAAGGAGGCCTTCAATGGCTACGTTTGTTCAGGCGGCTGTTGGGCCGTCGTTCTGGTTGTCCGACACCGTCGTTGTCGCGGTCCCGTCGATCACCGACCCGGACATCGCGAAGGTCGATGTCGACGTGTCGGGCGGTTCGGAGTTCGCACCGAAGATCGGTGACGCTGTCATTGCGATCCCGCTCGAGGCTTTGCCGACGGCGTGCCGGTTGCAGGGTGCGTGGGTGACCACGACCGACACGGTGCAGGTGGTGTTCGGTTCCGAGGGCGCCAGCGTCACCGGGGCGAACAAGAACTTCCGGTTCTTGTACGTCGACTGCACGCAGTGATCGACGCGGCCCGCCTGATTCGGACGGTCACCTACAAGCCTGGGTGGACGTTTCGGATCGGCGGGCCGCTCAACCGGTTCGTGTGTGTGTTCGCCACGACGACCGACTCAACGAACCATGCGGCGCAACGCTGCACGCAGCACATGTTCGAGTACCCGACCGATGTGGACGACCGCGGGTTCGTGCGGTGGCTCCTCGGCCGGCTGCTCGATGTCGAGTACCACGAGGCTGCCGAGTTCCTGCGGGTTGATGGTGTTGCACCGTTCTGGCCGAACCACGAAGAAGGCTCACCCTATGAACGGGTTGAGCGATGGGAGACATGATGGCTCTGAACCCGATCTCCGCCCGCCTACGGGTGGTCAACAAGTCGAACGGTGTGGCGAAGGTGAGTCTGGTCGTCGCTGCTGGTGATGAGTTGGAGGTGTCATCGGAGGTGGCAGCTCAGTTGCCGTCGGCGTTCGCTGCTGTGGCCGAGCCGGAGCTTGCGCTCGAGCCCGTCGCCAAGGCCGAGCCTGAGGCGCCGGCCAAGAAGTCGAAGAAGAACGCCGACGACTGATGCTCGATATCCGTCACCCTGACCAGCGCATCCTGCGTGGTGTTGCAGCGTCGTTGTCGTTCACGAACGTCGACAGCGACGGGTCGAACACGGCTGCTTCTGGTGCGGTGACGGTCGGTGTGGTCACGGGTGACGGCACGACGCTGGTCGCTGCCGGCACGGCGACCACGGGCAGCAACCCGTACCTGTACGCACTCACCGCGGCGAACAACACCGTGATGCAGTGGCTCACGGCTACATGGACCGATGCCGGTGACTCATCGACGCACACGACGTTGATCGAGGTGGTAGGCGCTTACTACGTGTCACCGGCCGAGATTCGCAACAGCGATTCGTCGTTGACTGACGCAGTGAAGTACTCAGATGCACGGATCTTGCAGGTGCGGTGGGATACCGAGGTCGAGTTCGAGACGGCGTGCGGGGTGTCGTTCGTGCCCCGCTATCGGCGTGTACGGCTCGACGGGTCTGGGCGCGGCCTGCTGGTGCTCCCTGATCAGATGGTGCGCACCGTTCGCAGTGTGCGGGTCTATTCGGACGAGACGACATACACGGCGTTCACTGTCGCCGAGCTGGCTGCGATCGATGTGTCGCAGGGTGCGGGGTTGATCTATCGCACCGACGGCAATGTGTGGTCAGCAGGGTGCAAGAACATCGTTGTCGAGTATGAGCATGGTTTCGACCGGCCACCGGCCGATGTGCGTCAAGCGTTCCTGACACGGGTCCGGTCCCGGTTGAACTTCGACAAGTCCGGCATCCCTGATCGTGCGACGACCTATGTCCCGGCTGAGGGCGGCACGTTCTCCCTCGCCACACCCGGTCGCGGTGGTTCGATCACTGGTATTCCTGATGTCGATGTGGTGCTCGCTCGTTACGACTACAACCTGCCCGGGTTCGCCTGATGGCCGTGCTCGGCACGTCACGGATCTGGCAGGTGTGGCAGGCCGTCTACGACATCTGCAACGCGATCGCCTGGCCTGCCCTCGAGCAAGAGGTCGAGGTGTACCTGTCCGACGACCCGAAGGATTCGGGCCGCAACGTCGTCGTGGTCTACGCGAACCGTGAGTCGAACCAGGACTGGGCAACGATCGGGCAGCGAGCCAAGGACGACGAGTTCGACATCAACATCGACTTCCGTGTGTGGAACCCGGGCGACACGGCGCAGGAAGCCAAGGACAAGCTGCAGCTCGTGTCCGACGAGATCGAGTCGGCGTTGCGCACCAACTTCCAAGGCCCGAACGCAACAGCGATTGCCGGGGTCGCATGGATGCATGTTTCGTCGGTCACCCCGAACGTGCTGGTTGTCGATGAGGGCTATGCCGGTCTCGGGCAGATCATCGTCCACGCACGCTGCCGCATCTAAGGAGAACACATGCAGATCGTCTACGTGGGTAGCTGTACTGATGGGGTCATCATCGACGCCACCGGGCAGCACGCACTCCCCGGCGCCACCATCGAGGTTGACGACGCGCTCGGTGCGTCGCTCCTCGATCAACCATCGAACTGGCAGGCCGTGAAGCCAGCCAAGTCCACGCCCAAGGAGGGCTGACCTATGGGTCTCGCATCAGGGTTGCAGTCCCAGCTGGGGTTCATCAACGAGACAACGGTCGGGACGTTCGCCACGCCGACGAAGTTCGTCGAGTTCACGTCGGAGGATCTCCGACTGGAGATCGATCGCATCGAATCGAAAGGCCTGCGTGCCGGGCGCACGACGCTGCACCGTTGGGCTGCCGGTGTGCAGCGTGTCGTCGGCGGGTTCGAGATGGAGCTTGTGCCGCAGGGCGCGGCACTGCTGTGGAAGCACGCGCTCGGCGCTTGTGTGACTGCGGGCGCAGGGCCATACACGCACACCTGCACCCCGACCTCGGCGCTCGACGCGCTCGGGTTGACGATCCAAGTCAACAAGCCGGACATCTCCGGCACGAATCGGGTCTTCTCCTACCTCGGGTGCCAGATCACCGACTGGGAGATCTCCGCCGCGGTCAACGAGTACGCCATGGCGAAGTTCGGGATCTTCGGCATGGCCGAGGACACGGGGCAGTCGCTGGCGTCGGCGTCGTTCCCTGCGACATACACGCCATTCACATTCGCTCACGGCACCGTCACTGTTGCCGGTTCGGCGCACGATGTGAAGTCGTTCACGCTGTCCGGTGACAACGGGCTGGCCACGAACCGGCACCGAATCCGGGCGACCACTCCGACGTATCCGAAGATCAGCCTTTCGGAGTCGCTCAGGTCATTTACCGGGACGCTCGTCACCGACTTCGTGGATCTCACCGACTATGGCCGGTTCACGGGCGCGACCGAGACGGCATTGGTGCTCACGTTCAACGCCGGGGCGTCGGCGATCATGACGATCACGATGAACGTCCGCTATGACGGCGACACCCCGACCGTCGGTGGTGCCGAGTTGCTCGAGCAGTCGTTGCCGTTCAAGGCCGTGCACGCGACGGCGGATTCGTCGGCGATCACCGTTGTGGTCACCAACGGCGACAGCGCCCCCTGACCGATGGCGGTTCTCAAGTCCGCGGACGGTGCCAAGGTTGTCGGACTGTCGGAACTGCGACGGGAACTCAAAGCCCTCGAAGACAAGGGCTTGACAGAGGAACTGAAGGACGCGAACGAGGCAGCTGCAGAGATCGTCGCGGTGAAGGCACGAGCGAACTTTCGTGCGCTCGGCGGTGTGGGCGCCAAGGTGGCTGCAACCGTTGTTGCTGGCCGAGTCCAGAACAGGGCACAGGTCAAGTTTGGTGGTAGCGACGCCCCGTTCGCTGGTGGTGTCGAGTTCGGCGCTGAACGCAACGTGTTGCGTCTCCGCAAGAACACCGGGGGCCGGGCGACAAAGGTCCGTGACGGCGAGAACCTCGACAAGGTCATTGGTCGGGTGCAATCCCAGACAGTCGCCGCTGCTGGTCGCGGCTCCGTTGCCCGCCAGCTCGGCGGGACACGCGTCCAGGTGACCGGCAAGGTTCGCGGCTGGAACCAGTTTCAGCCGTGGAAAGGCAACGGCGCCAACGCCGGTTACGCCCTCTATCCGGCGATCAGGGAGAAGATGGACGATGTTGTCGAGACGTATGGCGACGCCATCGAGAAGCTCACACGCAAAGCATTCCCCGACTGATTGGAGCCCTCGTGGCTGAGGTAGCGAAAGTGAAGGTCACCATCGGCGACGTCACCCACGAGGTGGTCGTTGACGATCGGACGTTCACAATCGGTGAACGACGCAAGGCTCGCACCGCTTTGGCGGCGCTCGGCGGTGAGTCCGACGAACTCGACGTGTCCGCCGCCGCGGTGTGGATCGTGCTCAACCGTGCACACCCCGACGTGACGCTCGAGGACGTGCTCGACAACCTGACCGTTGGCGACTTCCTCGACGCGGCCGCGGCCAAGGACGACTCCCCGGAAGCGTGAGGCGGGCACACCTGAAGGCGTGGCCCGCCCTCTCTCATCTGTACGGCCTGCATCCGTGGGACATCGATCGGTTGACCTACGCCGAACTGCGTGAGTACGTCGCTCACGCCCGGAAACTGAACCAGAGGTGATCTAGTGGCCACGAGGAAACTTACGGTCGAGATCCTCGGGGATGCCAAGGGCCTCGGCAGGGCGTTCGGTGAGGCCGGCGAGCACGTCAAGGGTTTCGGCTCAACGGTCGCCGGCATCGGCAAGGGTATGGCGATCGGCGCCGCGGCGATCGGCGGTGTCGGTCTCGCTGCCGTTGGTATCGGTGTGCCGCTGTTCCAGGCGGGCGCGTCGATGGACGCGCTCGACAAGAAGGCCGCGACCGTGTTCTCGGGGTCGGCGATGGAAACGGTGACAGCATGGGCCGACGACGTCGCGCTCAAGTTGGGGATGACGAACAGCGAGTTCATCCACACGGCAGCATCGATCGGGGACCTGCTTAAGCCGATGGGGTTCACCTCGGACGAAGCGGCCAACATGTCGAGTGAACTTGTCAACCTTTCAGGTGCGCTATCGGCTTGGTCTGGGGGACAGATGTCGGCCACCGATGTGGCTGACACGATCACCAAAGCAATGCTCGGTGAGACCGATGGACTAAAGGCCCTTGGTATTGCGATCTCTGCGGCAGACGTTGAGGCGCGCATCGCCGAGAAGGGGCAAAAGAAGCTCACCGGCGCCGCTATGGAACAGGCAAAAGCAATCGCCGTGCAGGAACTGGTATTCGAGAAGTCGACTGACGCGCAGACTGCGTGGAAGGACGGCTCGATGGACGCCATCAAGATCCAGAACAAAATGAAAGCATCGATCAACGAAGCCAAGGAGGCGTTCATTCGGGGGCTATACCCGGTGCTGTCCAAGGTCGCCGTGTTCCTGAACGATGAAGTCCGCCCGATCCTGGCGCACGTAACGGCGGCATTTAATGAGGGCGGTCTCGGCGGGGCGATCTCGTTCCTCGGTGACAAGTTCCGTGAGGTGTGGCCAGAGATCCGCGCCGCGCTCGGTGAGATGCTCGCCGGCCTGTGGTCGTGGATTCAGGAGACGACACCGAAGGTCCTCGAACAGTTGGGAGAGTGGGGTAAGCAGTTCATCGCTTGGGTCGGACCGCAGATTCCGCCGATGCTGCAGGAGTTGGGCAAACTCCTCGGCGACCTCGCGAACTGGCTCATCGATGAGGGGCTCCCCCTGCTCGTCGACAAGTTGATCGAGTGGGGAAATGCGTTCGTTGCGTGGGTCACACCGTTGATTCCGCCGCTCATGCTGGAGCTGGGCAAGATCCTGGTGAAAATCGGCGAGTGGATCATCACTGAGGCTGTCCCGAAGTTGGTCGCGTTGGCGCTCAAGCTCGGTGTTGCGTTGGCGTCGTGGGCTGGTGAGGTTGGCCTCGCCATCGTCAGAGGGTTGCAGCCGATGTTCCCCGCCCTGTGGGATTGGGTCACCGGTACCGCGGTGCCTTGGTTGATTCAGCGTGGAGCGCAACTGGCCGCAGCGTTCACCGACTGGGTGAAGAGTGTGCCGGGCAAGATCCTCGAGCTTGGTGCTGACATCCTCGGCAAGATCGGGGCGTTCGGCGCTGATCTTGGCAAGGCGTTGGTGAACGGGCTCATCGGGATTTGGAACAAGGCCGATCTCGTCTTTCCGCGTGTCGAGGTGCCCGGCTGGGTGCCCGGTGCGGGTGGTAAAGGGTTCGGCGGGTTCGACATCTTCCCTGATGTGAAGCCGTTGGCCGAGGGTGGCATCGTCCGGTCCCGTCAGGGTGGGACGTTCGCTCAGATCGGTGAGGCCGGGATGGATGAGGCGGTGATCCCGCTCGACAAGTTGTGGTCGCAGATGCGAGCGATGCAGGGCGGTGACATCGTGCTCAACATCGATGGTCATCAGTTCATGCGTTGGCAGCGCCAGTACGGCAGGGCGCTCGCATGACGCTCTCAATCGGCCGCTGTGGTCTCGACGTGACGTGTGACGAGGTTGAGACGCTCGACATGGACGGGCGCTCTGTGCGGCTCTCCGGCATCCTCTACGCCTCGTCGCTCGCCGACGTGAAGGTGCTGCGCCAACAGTTGCTCGGTCACGTCGACAATCCTGACGAGCCGGTTGTGCCGGTGGCATGGTCGGAGGACTCGTCGATCGATGGGTTCTACAAGGTGCGTGCCGCGTCAGTGGGCACTACGGCGGTGTCGTATGCGGCGAACTGGTTTCCGTTCTCCGTCGACCTCGAGCGGATACACGGGACGACGATCACGTGTCTCGCTGAGGCGATCCAAACGGTTGCGTTGCGCACGAACTCCTACGGCATTACGACCGCGTCATGGGTGGCGCTGCCGTTCACGAACTACTCGGGGATCCTTCCGGCGTGGATCAGGAACGCCACGACGACATCGTCGGCGCTACAGACAGCATCAAGCGGTGAAGCGACGATGTACACCGCCGATGCAACGTCCCTGTACCCGGGCGCGTCGGTTATGGCGTTGAACACCCCGCCATCAGAGTGGTACACGGGTGCCTGTCGCGTAGAGGTTGGTTCATCATCCCGTAAAGCCGTCGGCCGCGACATCATCAATGACCTGTCGAACTGGCGAATCTCAAACGGGATGGTCCGCGTCATCGGCAACGGCACCACCGGATCACAGTTAGACATCCAGTGGCATAACGGCTCGTCTTGGTCATCGACTAAGTCATTCGAGATCACCTACGGCGGGGCAGCGTATACCGGGTATGGGGTCGCACCCCGGTCGGTGAACATCCTGCGCAACTCGGTTGAGCGGGTCACGGTGCGGCTGTCGGTCAACATAATCACCATCGACTTGTCGATCCGTCGTGGTGCCCGGTGTGTTGAGGTCAATGTGTCCTACAACAACGGCATCTCAACACTGGCGCATGGCGTCAAGCGCACATCGGTTGAGGCAGCTACGGCGCTCACTGGCGGCATCCGTGCGACATCGAACGATGGCGACGGGAACCGTTACGTGATCACTGCCGGCGGCTCTGGCGCTATCACCAACGATCTCGTGAACGGTCGTATGTACCTGTCCGGCACTGCCGCTACGTCGTGGCAGTTCGGTATCTCGTCGGAGATCGGCGGCTCGGGAGCTGCGTCGTTCTCTACGGCGCAGAGTCAGGTGTACCAGTACATGGCGGTGTGGAACGAGACATTGCGGGTGGTGTCGCGCTGATGCCTGTCACCGAGAAGCGCACCGAGTCCGGCACTGGTGAAGCGGCAGGGTCATGGTCTATCCGACTGAGTGAGACGACCGAGAAGCCGGTACTCGACTTCCTCGATCTCGCCGACGAGTCTGCCCGTTTCGCCACTCTCGTCATCACGCCGACACGCGTTGACCACCGGGCACTGTCCGCGGCGACACTGCGTTCGTTGGCTTGCTACATCGGTGTCACCCGTCGACGTAGTTCAGAGCTGGAGATCGGCGGCGCCGGCGTCGCCATCCTGCTCGGCGATGAGGACGACAAAAGTGAGCAGCCGACCGCTGCCGTGGCGTTCTCCGCGACGACACTGTCAACGGCGCTCGACTCCTATCTGCCGACGAACGGGATCACCAAGGGTGCCGTGACCAATACGGGCACGGGCATCACCGACACGATCCCCGGATACGTGTCTCGTCGCAAGATCATTCAGCAGATCGTCGACAAGTGCGGCGGCGAGTGGCGGCTCACGACCGACACGTCAGGCAACATCGATCTCGACGCCGCGGTGAACGCCACACTGTTCGGCTCGACGCCGCCGGCAATGGTGATTGAAACCGATGGTGGGCGTGAACCAGGGATCATCGGGCTCGAGGCCGTCAACATCGACCAGGCGCACGACGTCGAGGACTTCGCCACAAAGCAATACCTACTCGCTCGTGCCGAAGGTGGCGTGAACGTTGGCTCCGCCACGTCGGCCGCGTCTACGTCGTACTTCAACGGCACGGCGATCAAGATGGAAGCGGTCACCGATTCGTCTGACACCGACGCGACGAACGCCAACACGGTCGCTTCACTGCTGCTCGGTTCGCGCCAGACGATCAAGCGGAACATCTCCGTGTCGGTCAACCCGCTCGACATCGTCGGTCACACCTGGGGACCATCGGGGGCACTGCCGGGCACGGTGCGTTGCGGCGATTCGATCTACATCTACGACCCGCTGCACAACCTCGTCGACACAGCGAACCAGGTCACCTACCGCGGTGAGGTCAGGTTCCCGCTCAAGACGCGAATCTACGGGATCACATGGCCGATCCTCGGCGGGATGGGCGTCTACCTCCTGACCGCGGATGCGTCTCCGACGGTCATCGACCTGTCTGACTGGTACGTCCCGGAGTCGGGTCCTGCGACTCTCGATGTCGGGGCACAAACCCGCTCGGTGTTCTCCTCTGGTCCGTCGGCTCCGCTGTCGCCATATGTCGGGTTGCCGACGACGCTCGTCTCTGATGCCTTCGGGGCGTACAGCCCGCAGATCGATCAGGGAGCGTCGACGAACATCTCGAAGTCGACGAGATACGCCGGGTACATCCGCATCGGTCGGCTCGTGTTCTGCCAGATCGCAATGACGGTCAC